GACAATGATGGGAATATTGGCACCATTAATGTCTCTCGCACTGGAAATACCGTGGCTTTATCAGTCACTCCAGATCCTGCGATCAAGCCAGTCACTGTACGATTTGCTCGTATGGGACTTAAGGCATAACTAAGGAGATATAAAAATGGCAACAGTAAATAAAGATTTTAAAATTAAGAGTGGTCTGATTGTTGAAGGTACAACAGCGACAGTTAATGGTTACGACATTCTTACAAAGAACCAGGCGTCACAAGACTTCATCGTTGATATTATTGGTGGAGAAACACTTGTCACATCAGTTGAATCAACACAGATGGAAGTTGTTGCTGGTGAACTAAATATTAAGTCAGGCGTATTTGATGTAGATGGTGCAGCAGATACTGCAGAACAAAACGCTAAAGACTACGCTGATGGACTTGCTGGCAATTACGATGCAGCAGGCGCAGCAGGAGCAGTAGCATCAGATCTTTCAGATCACGTTTCAGATACATCAGCACACGGTGTAACTGGAAATGTTGTTGGTACATCTGATACACAAACATTAACAAATAAGACTATTGGAGATACACTTAACTTCACTGGCGCAGGAGCAATGACAATCAATTCTGATTCTCATATCGTTCTTACTCCAGCATCAGGTTCTTCTGTTAAGTGGGGATCAGATATTCTTGCAACACAGACTTATGCAGATCAAGCACAAACAGATGCTGAAGCATATGCAGATAGCCTTGCTACTAATTATGATGCAGCAGGTTCAGCAACATCTGCAGCAGCACAAGCACTTTCTGATGCTAATGACTACACAAATACAGCAGTTGGAAATCTTGTTGGTGCAGCACCAGACCTTCTAAACACTCTTGAAGAATTGGCAACAGCACTTGAAAATAATCCAGACATTATTGCTGATCTTGAAAGCGTAGCATCAGGAAAGCAAGATACTCTAACCGCTGGCGCAAACATTGACATTACAGGAGCAACAATTTCTGTAACTGGTCTAGATGCAGCAGATATTTCAGACTTCTCAACGGCAGCACTAGCAGCAACTTCAGCAGCATACGATGCTGCAGGTGCAGCAGCAACAGCACAATCAAATGCAGAAGATTATGCAGATGGACTTGCTGTTAACTACGATGCAGCAGGTGCTGCTTCTTCAGCAGCAGCAACAGCACTGCAAGATGCAAAGGACTACGCAGATGCACTTGATACAGATGATGTAGCAGAAGGAACAGCACAGTACTTCACAGATGCTCGTGCTAAGTCTTCAGCAGCAGATCTTTTGACTGGTGCTTCACTAACAAATATCACAATTACAGGTACAGGTGCAGGACTTACTATTACCGCAGAAAACGGTGTAGCAGATTCTGATACAGATGACCTTACAGAAGGTTCAACAAACCTTTACTTCACAGATGTTCGTGCAGTAGATGCTCTTGAAGCAGTTGTTCCAAACTTCACAGCAGTTGAGTTAAACTCAGTTGCTAAGCAGGTTGCAGCAACACTTTCAGCACCTACAGCAGGAATTCAAGTAGCCCATGCTTTTGCTAAGGCTGATTACCGTTCAGCAGAATACCTTGTAAAGGTTGCTTACGGAACTCACACTGAAATTTCAAAGGTTCTTTTGACACTTGATTCTTCAGAAACATTGCAATTACTGAATATGGAATTGTTGGAACAAATGGCTCAGCGTCATCAATTTCAGCAGGTATTTCAGGATCAAATGTACAACTTCAAGTAACAACTACTAACAATAACTCAACAGTTACTGTTATGGGAACACTTCTAGTTTAATAAAAAATAAAAATAGTTGGAAGAAGGAGTAGTAAATGGCAACAGTAGAAAAAGACTTCAAGGTCAAGAATGGCTTAGTCGTAACTAACGGCGGTACATTCGGAGATGCAGTAACAGTAGGAGTACCAACTCTTGCTGAGCATGCAGCAACCAAGGAGTATGTCGATAATCGATCAATGGCTGTTGGCTCAACTGCTCCTTCTTCACCAACTAATGGAAAAATGTGGTTAGACACTATAACAAATAGAGTTAATTTTTATTACAATGGATCTTGGTATACCCAAGCAACTATTGATGATACAAATAATTTACCACAGCACATTCACGATACCGCAATTGATGGAACTGGTTTCATAGTATCTCAGTTCTATGAAGGTGGATCATTTAATAGCCCTATGGGGGTAGGTTTGGATTCTGGTGGACCAAGTACAACAACTTGGACAGTAGTATTCGATGGCGGTAGTGTAGTAGATAATTTCAATTAAAAAATTGATGTTATAATAAGATAAGTTAATGGGCAGCCCCCATAAAAGGAGATAATAAATGGCAACAAGAATGCAACAGCGCAGAGGAACTGCACAGCAATGGTTAGATGCAGACCCAGTTTTAGCAGCAGGAGAAATGGGATTTGAGACAGACACTAATGAGTTCCGCATCGGCGATGGTGTAAACGTTTGGTCAGATCTATCTCCATTCAAGAATTTAGAAGACTTGGGCGGATCACTTGATGATTACGTACCAGTATTAACAAAGGGTCAAGCAAATGGCGTTGCCTCACTTGATTCAAGTGGAAATGTACCAGCAGCACAACTTGCAAACGTCATTGGCGGAGCAGGAGCAGCCCTAGATACACTTAATGAGATTTCTGCAGCACTTAATAATGACTCAAGTTATGCAGCAACAATTGTTAGCGCACTTGCTACAAAGGCTGGACTTACATACGTAGATCTACATAAGAATGCAACAACCTCAGTTCATGGAATTGCAGATACATCAGCCCTTGCAACAAAGTCATACGCTGATACAGCAGTATCAAACCATGATGCAGACACAACAATGGTTCACGGAATCTCTGATACAGGAAACCTAGTTTATTCAGAAGATATTTCTGATTTTATTGTATTGCTTGATGCTTCAACAGCAGCAGCAAGTGCAGTTTCAACTCACTCTGCAGATACTACAGATGTTCATGGAATTGCAAACACTGCAAACCTTGCAACAAAGAGTTATGCAGATGCAGCAGCCGAAGGCGCAGCAGATGCAGCAGAAGCAGCAGCAATTACTGCAGCAGGTACTGCAGCAGATGCAGCAGAAGCAGCAGCAATTATTGCAGCAGGTACTGCAGCAGATTCAAAGATTGCAACACACTCAGACGACATTACAAATGTTCATGGAATTGCAGATACATCACTACTTGCAACAAAGACTTATGCTGATGGAAAGGCTTCAGATGCTCAAACTGCAGCAACCTCAGCAGCAGCAACTGCAGCAGATACAAAGATTTCAACACATAATTCAGGCACAACATCTGTTCACGGTATTGCAGATACTGCAGCACTTGCTACAAAGACTTATGCTGACGGAGCAGTTTCAACTGCAGTAGCAGCACTTACAAAGTCTTCAGTAGGACTTGCAAATGTTGATAATACAGCAGATACTGCAAAGCCAGTATCTACAGCACAGCAAACAGCACTTGACCTAAAGGCTAACCTTGCTGGTCCAACATTTACTGGAACAGTTTCTGGTATTACAAAGTCAATGGTTGGTCTAGGATCTGTTGATAATACATCAGATGCTAATAAGCCAGTATCTTCAGCAACTCAAACAGCACTTGACCTAAAGTCTAACCTTGCTGGTCCAACATTTACAGGAACAGTTGTTCTTCCAAGTACAACATCTATTGGAAATGTTTCATCAACTGAAATTGGATATGTCGATGGCGTTACATCAGCAATTCAAACTCAGTTAGATGCTAAGGCACCACTTGCTGGGCCAACATTTACTGGTACAACAACAACAGCAGCACTTACTGTTACAGGTAACCTAACTGTTAATGGAACTACTACTACAGTTTCTTCAACAAATCTTGAAGTTACAGATCCTCTTATCTATATCGGAACTGGAAATGCTGCAAATTCTAAGGATCTTGGAGTTGTAGGTCATTTTGATAACGGTACATACCAGCACACAGGTATTGTTCGTGATGCAACTGATGGAAAGTGGAAGTTGTTCTCTGGAGTAACTACAGAACCTTCAGATACAATCGATTTTACAACATATACAAAGGATGCTCTTGTAGTAGGAGCACTTGATGCAACATCTGCAACAATTGGAAATGTTTCAAATACTGAACTTCAGTATCTTGACGGTGTAACTTCAGCAATTCAAACACAAATTGATGCTAAGGCACCTTCATCATCACCAACACTTGCTACACCAACAATCACTGGAGCATTAACACTATCTTCATCTGGTGTAGTATTTACAGATGGTACACAGACAAAGGAAGGTGTAGTATCACGGACACCTATCATTCAGAAGACAGACTCTTACACACTTTCAGCATTAACAGAAAGAGACTCTCTTATTGAGGTAAGCAAAGCAACAGCAGCAACTATCACAGTTCCTTTGAACTCAGCAGTTGCTTATCCAGTAGGAACATCAATTGATATCCTACAGACTGGTGCAGGACAGGTTTCAATCGTTGGAGCAGCAGGAGTCACACTTAACTGTGCACCTTCTGGTGGATCTAACACAGCCAAGTTACGCACAACCTGGTCATCTGCTACTCTTTTCAAGAGAGCATCTGATACTTGGGTAGTGTTCGGCGACTTGACAGCATAAATTTAAGTAGAAAAAAGGAGATTCACCAATGGCAGTTAATAAAAAGATCGGAGGTAAGGCACAGTCAGCAAATGACTTCCTTGCCCCATACGCACCAACAATTGGAACCGCAACAGATGTCGGAACAGCCCGTCCATATAATAATGGAGCAGCAACCGTAACATTTACAGCAACAGGTCCAAATACAGCGGATTCATTTACAGCATATGCTGTTGAAGATCCAACAAAAACTGCCACTGGTGCATCATCTCCATTGACCGTAACAGGTCTTGCAGCAGGAACAAACTACACATTTAAGGTATATGGAACAAATACAGCAGGTGGACGTGGTTCTGACTCTTCAGCATCTGGTCAAATTACTGCAACTACTGTCCCAGCAGCACCAACACTGGGAGCAATAACAAACACTTGTTCTGGTCGTGCTTACAATAATGGACTTGTAACAGTTGCTATGACAGCAAATGCAACAGGTGGAAAAGCAATTTCAGATTACTACGCAATCTCAAATGGTGGTCAGAATGCATCAGGTGCATCTTCTCCAGTTAGCGTTACAGGTTTATCATCTGCAACAAACTACACATTCCAGGGTCGAGTATCTAATGCAAATGGTAACTCTGATTTAACCTCATCATCTTCTGCAGTAACAGTAACTACTGTTCCAGCAACACCTTCAGCACCAACAGTAACAACTGCTGCTGTGGGTGGTGCCTCTGCTGCTGGTTCTGCAAACTCTGCTAATGATACAGTTTCATGGACAGCACCAGCAACTGGTGGATCTGCAATTACAAACTATTACTGGGCATCTTCTGACGGTAAATCAGGTAACACAGGATCTTTATCTGTAGTTGTTGGACAAGAATCAGGAACAGCACAGACATATACAGTACGTGTTGATAATGCCTGTGGTTCTTCTTCAACTTCACCAGCATCAGGATCTATAACATCAGCATTCTCATTTACACCATTTGGATTTACACCATTTGGATTCGTACCATTTGCTGCGTTTTCATTCGTACCATTTGGTGCGTTTGGATTTACGCCATTTGGATTTGCTCCATTTGGATTTACTCCGTTCGCATTTACACCAATGTTCGCAGCCTTCGGTGCATTCGGTGCCTTTGGATTTACACCAATGTTCGGAGCCTTCGGTGCATTCAGTGCCTTTGGATTTACACCAGCACCTATGTTTGGAGCATTTGGTTTCTTTAACTCAATCAGCATTCTCACAGAAGTTCTTGTTGCAGGAGCACCAGGAACTACAAAACTTGCTGGAGAACTAGAAGTTGGAGACGTTCTTTTAGGTGTTAACATGGGTACAACAGCAGATGATTGGTTAACATGGACATCTTCAGATCTTTCTCTTGATCAAAGCAACATTGTTGAAACAACTATTACTGCAATAAATAGAGAGGTTCAGACAGAGTTTATCTATATTGATGGAGATCTATTTTCTAAGTCTCACTACATTTTAGTTAAGAAGAATGGTGTATCAAAGTTCATAAAAGCAACAGATATTGATACAACATATCAGATATTCTCTCCAGAGTCAGCATCATTTGTCGATATATCATTAGTTGAAACAGTCTATATGAATCTTGAAAAAGTTTCTATCAACTGTGAGCCTTATGATAACTTCTTTACCAAGAAGATGCTTGTATTTGACCGTCCAGACTCACAAATCTAACTAGTGGTATACTAGTTATATGAGAAAAGAAAAGGCTCTTAAACTAAAGTTCATATCAACTATGCCTAAAAACATAGATCTGTTTCCTGAACCAGTTCCAGCATTTAAAGAAATTCCTTCATGGTATAAAAAAGTTGATTCTTTTTATAACAAAGATAACACTCCAGTTGGTGGTAATCAAAAACTGACGGTAAAAAGATGTGTTGCCTTTTTAGACATACTATCATCTGGTTACATGCTCAAGGCTCCATTTGATATCTATATAGATACAACAGAAGGAAAAAGAGACTTTCAAATTCCACAAGCAATGGAGTCTTTTAATGCATTAGGATTAAAGCCAATGATTGGTAATCATGAGATGAAGCAATTAGACGGCTATCCCATAGATACTGATAAATATATAGAGTTTATTTTTAGAATTAATCCAATTTGGATAATTGAGGGTGAAGCAGGGGTGAGTGCATTATTTATGCAACCACAACATCAAGAGATATCTCCTTTATATGCAATTTCTGCTATTATTGATATTGATACATATCCATCAGATGGCTTGTTGTCGTTTTTAGTAAAGAAAGATTTTAAAGGATATGTACAACGTGGTACGCCAATAGCACAAGTTATTCCTTTTAAGAGACAAGAATTTGTTTCAGAAATTATTAGAAGCCAAGAAGAATATAACAGAATAAGGCAAATTGCTCATAAAGTTAGAACAATGTTTAATTCTGGATATAAAAAATTAATGTGGCATAAAAAAAGTTATACATAATAGTTTTAGTTTTTGTATAACTATCAATAAGACATTTAGGTAGAGTTTTGCTTTTTATAAAACTCTGCTATAATTAACTCTATTCCGTTTTTGAAAGGACGATAACATGTCAGATTTTTTTAGTTTTAAACTTCCAGAAGATTTTGTAGAAGGGTACAAGAGTAAAGAAAATCCATTTGGATTTAAAGATGCAGCAGAAAACTCACTTGGTGAAATTACTTTTATTCGTACGTATTCTCGTGTTAAGGAAGATGGAACTAAAGAAAGATGGCACGAAGTTTGTCGTCGTGTAATTGAAGGAATGTATTCAGTTCAAAAGAATCATGCTAAAGAAAATCGTCTTCCATGGAATGATTATAAGGCCCAGAAGTCAGCACAAGAAGCATTCCAAAGAATGTTTGAATTAAAATGGACACCACCAGGACGTGGAATGTGGACATTTGGAACACCTATGACGATGGAAAAAAAGAACTCCGCTGCACTTCAAAACTGTGCAATGGTATCTACAAAAGATTTAGATAAAAATGATCCAGGTGCATTGTTTGCTTGGGTTATGGATGCACTTATGCTTGGCATTGGCGTTGGCTTTGATACCGTGGGACAGGAAAAGAATTTTCAGATCTACTCACCAACAGAGCCAGAACAGATGTTTGAAATCCCAGACACTCGTGAGGGATGGGTAGACTCAGTTCGACTTTTATTGAATTCTTACCTTAGAGCAAATCAATCTATTCAAAAGTTTAACTATGATCTCATCAGACCTCTAGGAGCACCAATTAAAGGCTTTGGAGGGGTCGCTAGCGGTCCAGCACCACTTATTCAACTACATACACAGATAGATCGAGTTATAGGCGGTAGAGCAGGAGAAACTCTAGACTCTCGTGCTATTACAGATATTATTAACCTAATTGGTACATGTGTTGTATCAGGTAATGTTAGAAGATCTGCAACTCTTGCTTTAGGTTCATCAGGAGATGAAGATTTTATTAATCTAAAAAATTCAGAAGTATTTCCAGAAAGAAACTCGTTTGACCCAGAAAACCCAGGATGGGCATGGATGTCAAATAACTCAATTTCTGCAACAGTTGGAATGGATTACGAAAAGTATACCGACCTAATTGTTAACAATGGAGAGCCAGGTTTTATTTGGCTTGATGTTGCTCGTAACTATGGTCGTCTAGCAGATCCAGCAGATGGAAAAGACTATCGTGTTATGGGCTTTAATCCTTGTGCGGAGCAGCCATTGGAATCATACGAACTTTGTACACTTGTAGAAGTGCACTTAAATCGACATGATTCTAAGGAGGACTTCCTCAAGACATTAAAGTTTGCTTATTTATATGGAAAGACAGTTACGCTTCTTCCAACACATTGGCCACAAACAAATGGCATCATGCAGCGTAATCGTCGCATTGGAACATCTCTTACAGGAATTGCATCTTTTGCAGATAATCACGGTTTGCCAACAGTTCGTGAATGGATGGATGAAGGATACAAGAAAATTCGTCACTATGACCATCAGTATTCGGAGTGGCTCTGTGTTCGTGAATCAATTCGTGTAACAACAGTTAAGCCGTCTGGATCTGTTTCAATTCTTTCTGGAGCAACTCCTGGAGTTCACTGGGGACCTGGAGGAGAGTTCTTCCTTCGTGCAGTTCGTTTTGGAGATACAGATCCAATGCTTCATTTATTTAAAGCAGCAAATTACAATGTTGAAAAAGATGTTGTTTCAGCAAATACATCTGTTGTTTATTTTCCAATTAAGTCGGGTCAAAAGCGTTCAGAAAAAGATGTAACTTTATTTGAAAAGATTGCCTTAGCAGCAACTGCTCAAAAGTATTGGTCAGACAATGGAGTTTCTGTGACACTTTCCTTTGATAAGGAAACTGAGTCTAAGCATGTTGCTCCAGCACTAAATATGTATGAAGGACAACTAAAAGCAGTTTCATTCCTTCCAATGGGAAATACTGTTTATCCTCAACAGCCATATACTCAAATAACAGAAGAAGAATATCAGGGGTATATTGGAAAACTCAAGCATATTGATTTTAGTGCTATTTATGATGGTGCTGATAACCTAGAAGCAATGGGTGAAGCATACTGCACAACAGACTACTGTGAGATCAAAACTAAGTAGCCTTCTGTGGTAAAATAGACTTATAATGTCTAGTCCATCAAACTTATACGCAGAAAAGATTTTCTCTGAGCACCCATCAGTTTTATGGGCATTGGATGATACTGCAGACTATGTGACATTGATCTCTGAACAAGAAAGAAATTTTGATTTATGGAACATTAAAAATGGTTTAAGTCAAGTCAGTAACATAGTTGCAGATAAGCCTTTTGCTTCAAGCATTTTGTTAGAATTGAGTGGAGATGTTCCAGTAGAAGACTCTGGATATATAGAGTGTATAAGCCCAGACATTATTGGTCTCAAGTCATTAAACTCAGATTTGTCTACTTTTTCAATTGGTGGATATGTAAACTCCATAAGCCCTTATATTTTGAGTATAGAAATTGGATATGAGTACGACGATGCAACAAGTGGTACCATTGTTCAAGAACTAAGAAGATTTGATACTGGAATTACTAATTCCTGGTTATTTATTTCAGAAACATTTGAAATACCAAATGAAGATACTGATGCAAGAATTGTTTTAAGGATCAACTATGTTTCAGGTGGGGCATCTTCAAATGATTATAAATTTTTAGTTAATGGAATAAGTTTTGGTCAGTGGTCTGAAGAATTTAACTCTACATCTTTGGGAGTTGCAAAACAAACTTTGCCAAATACAATTAATTTGCCAACATCAGATGTAGTGCCAGCAGCAGCATATGGGTTAGAGGAAAGTTCTGGTTATTACTTTGTTAAAGATAATGCATTAGTTGCAAAAAATTCTGGAGTGCCAATGGTTTATGGTGCATCAAATGTTACACTTCTATCACCAAATGGTAATCTTCCATCTCTAATTGTTCCTGGAAAAGGTTTTTTAAATAAGGTTGGTCAGTATAAAGAGTATACGTTTGAAGCATGGCTTAAAATTGACTCAAACTCTACTACCCCAAAAAGGATAATAGGTCCAATTGGATCAGAGGATGGTATTTACGTTAATGGACCTTTTATATCATTAAAAATTGACAAGCATTATGGTTCTCATTTTGTAGGTGAATGGTATAGGCCTATGCTTATTCAAATAAAAGTTGTTAAAGATACAGCAAGTTTAATTATTAATGGTGAGCAAGTTATATCAATTAACATGATAACATCAAGCCTCAATCTGCCAAATGAGTTTGCTGAAAATGGAAAGAGCCAGGACTGGATTGGTTTTTATGCCCATACTGACGTATCTCCAATAGAGGTTGATTGTGTTGCTATCTATCCTTACCAGGTGCCATTAATTGTTGCAAAGAAAAGATGGGTTTACGGACAAGGTGTAGAGTTTCCAGAAAACATTAATAATGCTTATAGCGGAACATCAGTTTTTGTAGATTATCCCTTTGCAGACTATACAAACAACTACTCTTATCCAGAAATAGGAAGGTGGAGTCAAGGAAGTATTGATAATCTTTCAATACAGGATAATGTTTTATCTACACCAGCATACACTTTGCCAACTATATTTTTTGATAATAAAACAGAGCAGCAATTCTATTCTGATGTTGACCCAATACAACTAGAGTCAGACTTATTTTTTAGCCTAAGACCAAACTCTTCCTGGTCAGATACAAGTGGCTATTTATACTTTGATAGTTTAGATTTTTTAACAGAAAGTACAAGCGCTCTCTATGGAGTATTTAAAGAAAAATCAGTTATGGATCAAGATCAAATCTTAATTGAAATTAAAGATAAATCATCTTCAGATTCGTTTCAGATTAAACTTGGAAACTCTTCAATAGATTATGTTTTAAATTATGGGGATACACAAACAACTGTTTATAGAACACAAAGATACTATGCTGGCGAGCATTTTACTGTTGGAATTAATATTCAAGACCTATCTGATTTTTTTGGAAGCAATGTTGCATCTTTCTTTGGAAGAAGGTCTTTTCTGAGTGTTTACATTGCAGGAAACCCAGATCTCAATAAAACCTTTACTGGTAATGTATATAAGGTTGGATTTTGTACAGAAAGAAATCTATCACAAATAAAAGACAAATTTGACTCTCGTGGAATTATGTCAGATAGCGAAATTCTTTCTTATTTGATTGGTCCAAACTATAGCGATATCAATAATGGACTGCCTATTGATGAATCTTATATTCAGGCTTTGCCTGTTGTTGGTGGATCTGAATATAGCACTAACTCTTGGACAACAACGTATAATCCATCTGTTACAAATTCACTTGGGCAGGATATTGTTCAACCAGTATCTGAGTCTACATCATCCTTATTTGACCATACTGCAAGTTATACTCTAGTTGGAAAAGAATATTTTGGTGTATTTGCACTTGATATTGCCGTAAATGGATACTGGGAAGACTATGTTCCTTTAAGTTATTTTGCTCAGTATGTAACAAATGATAGACAAGATAGTTATTATAATTTAGATTTTATTCAGTTTAATATCAATTATCCAGCACCCTCTATTTATTCAGAGACAGAGACGCTCAGTGAGTGGAACTATGGAGAATCAAAAACGGTACAAGTTAATGGACAAAGCAAAGTGCTAACTTCATTGCTTGAAGAGTACAGAAACCCAATACAAAGAAAGTATACCTCCCTTGATAACCACCTATTTACTAATTATGATAACTATGATGACTTAAGGTATAGATCAACAAAAACATATAACTATGATACGTCAAAATCTCTCATAAACTCTTATGTAACCTTTCAATATATTTCAGAAGGAGCAAACTCTTCATTCTCTTATTTTAATAATACTATTCCAGCATCAAAAGATGGAATCGTTACACCAGGACAAAATTGGCTTGGAACAAAGTACGAGGTTGTTGATAATATGTTAATTTATCCGCCAACAGGAATAGACTTTAGCGACCTTGCAATAGTGACACATATTAATTTTAATATTGACGGAATCTTAAATTATAAGGTTGGGTTGCGTAATTTGCAGTTTGCATCACAAGCCTTTAATGAGGCACCCAATGCAATTGGAACTAGGTTTGGAACACCAATATATCCATATGTAAAGTCTGGAATTTATTTTGACTATAAAGAAAAAAATCCATACTCAATATATAAAAATAGTACGCCATATTTATACCTAACAAGAACAAGCGGTATTGAGTTAAGGGGGCAATATGATCCAGAAATTAATCGTGGTTTATCTATTCCAATTAATAGTACAAAAGCAGAGAACTATAAGGTCATGGCTCTTCAGGCTGCAATTAGGTATGATAAAGATTTTTTCCCAGCAGCACCCACACAGATCTTTGAAATAGAAAGCAATGACTCTTTCATTAAATTTTTTATGGTTGCAACAGATAAAAATGGCAAAAGAGCAAAGATTTATGCAATTAATGGTAATACAGGAAAACTAGAAGATGGAATTGCTTTTTATTGGAATGGAAATATTGTTAAAGAGCCAGCAATTACAATTAAGGAATGGGGATTCCTTGGTATCTCATTCTCAACACTACTTGATTTCAGAAAAAATGTTGGGGCAATAAGAGTTAACGGACCTATATTAATAAATAACATTTCTCATTATCAGTCTACCAACCTTCAAGAGGTTCAAAAGGTAGCAATAAGACCATGGTTTAAAGTAAAATATGATGGTCAAATTCCTTTAGACTGGACATATTGGCCACACCCACCATATATTTGGAAAAATATTTTAGTCTTATCTTCTACAAGTTATTATGGTGTCAAGCCTTCTGATATTTATAAGAGTTTTGTGGGAACAAATAAGATAATTGTTGATGATTCTAGTATTTTTATGTTTGATAATTATCGCTATAACGTATATCAAGATATTGCTTGGCAGCAAAACAGCCTAAATGCCGTTTAATATGGTATACTTGTGTATATGAATATTGAAAATCCAAAGAAAAAGCGTAAGCAACTGCCAAAGATGAAGGGCCAGGTTGGTGAATCACGTGCAAAAATTATTGAAAAACACTATGACTGGGGCCTGTATGTATACAAAAAGGCTAGTGGAAAGTGGTTTACGGATGGAAATGGATCTGTTCTTAACATTGAGTCAATGAAGGGTGATATTCTTCAGATATCAAAGTTAAAAGATGCTGCTAGATATTACGGTGACGAGGGGGATGGAGAATGTGTATTTGTTCCAGGCCTTACTAGAATTTCTGAAGAAGAATACTCTGAGCAAAAACAAAGAATGGCCGAAGGGCTAATTCCTTCTCTTAATGATCTTGGAGCAGTCCAAGCAGCAAAGGATACTATTGCAAAGTATGGAAGTGATGACTAATGAGTGAAGATAACCAGTACATTATTCGTGCAAAGACAGATACTTTTGAAGAAGAAAAAGATATCTTTGCTGAGCAAGACCCCTTTAATAAAACATGGGATGAATTAAAAAATCTTAATGGACTAGATAATAACTTTAGGCGTCGTACTTCTCGTGTAATAAAATCAGAGTCTGCTGAGATGAATAAAGTAGATGCATCTAAAGGATACATTGATTCAGCACGTGCAGTAAGCACTGGTATTAATGGCGCAGCATCAAAAGAGATTAATCCAGGATTAATATATAGAAATGGTTATGGTTTGTTTGATGTTATTACTCCACCATGGAACCTGTATGAACTTGCAAACTTTTACGATACATCTTTTGCCAATCATGCTGCCATCGATGCGAAGGTAGAAAATATTGTTGGCCTTGGCTATGACTTTAAAATTACACCAAGAACAATGTTGAAGTTAGAGTCTTCTAGTGATAAAGGCGCTACAGATAGAGCACGTAAAAGAATTGAAAGAGCAAAGATTGAACTGCGAGATTGGCTTGAGTCATTAAACAGTGATGATTCGTTTACATCAACAATGGAAAAAGTTTATACAGATTTGCAGGCAACTGGCAATGGTTACCTTGAGGTAAGTAGAACAGTTAAGGGAGACATTGGATATATTGGGCATATTCCAGCGACTACCATGAGAGTTCGTCGTTTACGAGATGGCTTTGTTCAGGTAATTGCAAATAAGGTTGTTTATTTCCGTAACTTTGGAGCAACAAATCCAAACCCACTTGGTACAGATCCAAGACCAAATGAAATTATTCACTTTAAAGAGTATTCACCTTTAAATACATTTTATGGTGTTCCAGATATTATCTCTGCAGTAACTGCTTTATCTGGAGATGCTCTTGCGTCACAATATAATATTGATTTCTTTAGTAACAAAGCAGTACCAAGATATGTTGTTACACTGAAGGGTGCAAAACTTTCTTCAGAAGCAGAAGATAAGATGTTCCGCTTTTTACAAACAGGACTAAAGGGGCAAAACCATCGAACACTTTACATACCTTTGCCTGGAGATTCTGACACAAATAAAGTTGAATTTAAAATGGAACCAATTGAAAATGGTGTTCAAGAGGGGTCTTTTGAAAAGTATCGCAAACAAAATCGTGACGACATTCTTGTAGCCCACCAGGTTCCCTTATCAAAACTTGGAGGATCGGACTCAGCATCCATCGCTGCAGCATTAGCACAAGACAGAACATTTAAAGAACAAGTTGCAAGACCAGCACAAAGAAATCTAGAAAAAATGATTACTAAGGTTGTTCGTGAAAAAACAGATATTGTTGATTTTAAGTTTAATGAGTTAACTCTTACAGATGAAATTGCTCAGTCTCAAATTTTGGAACGCTATGTAAAGACACAGATCATGGTGCCAAATGAGGCAAGAGAACTTCTTAATTTACCACAGAGAGATGGGGGAGATGAGCCGTTCGATCCAAAACCAGAGCAGGCAGCAAATGATAATGCTAATCGTGCAAGGGATACAGAAAGAACTAATAACCAGTCTGATGGCACTGCAACCGTAAGTGGTCGTAATCCAAAGGGCGAAGGACGAGCATCTCAATAATTGAGATATCGTAAAAAAAGGCTTTATAATATATACTACCATGACTATCTCTAAAGCACATTGGAATACAGATGGCGATAATGTCCGCCTATCCATGCCACTTACAAAAGTCGACAAAGAAAGACGTATAGTTTCTGGCTTTGCATCTTTAGACAATCTTGATAAGCAAGATGATATTGTTACATCAGAAGCATCAATGGATGCATTTGCAAGATTCCGTGGAAACATTAGAGAAATGCATCAGCCTTCAGCAGTTGGCAAAATGGTTTCATTTAAAGAAGATAAATATTTTGATCCAGAGTCAAAGAAGTTTTATAAAGGAGTATTCGTTTCTGCATATATTTCAAAGGGAGCAAACGATGCATGGGAAAAGGTTCTTGATGGAACCTATACTGGTTTTTCAATTGGCGGAAGAATGAATAAATGGGATGATGCCTATGATGAAAAATCAGATAAGTCAATCCGTGTTATTAAAGAATATGATTTAGTAGAGTTGAGTCTTGTTGATTCCCCTGCTAATCAATTTGCAAACATCGTATCTGTTGAAAAAGTTGATGGTGTAGATGTTGTTAAGGGTGATGAAACAGTTTTAGAAAACGTATTTTATGATAAAGAGTCAGGCCTTGTAATGTTATCAGCAAATGAATCAGAGATTAGTCCAAATACAGGTGAAGAAATGGCAAACATAGGTTTCGTTGAAAAAACGGATAACGAAAAACTAAATATGATAAAATTCTTAGTCGATAGTGCTAAAGGCATTAATACTTCTAAGATTAACAAGGAGGAAAACCTTATGGCAAAATCAACAAAAAACACAGTTGAAGAGATCGTAGAGAAATCTGATATTGCAGTTGAAATAGAGAAGGTCGCTCCAGTAGCAGAAGATGAAGTTACAAAGGCTTCAACATGTCCAAATTGCGGAAAGGCTATGGGCGCATGTGAATGCGGTTCAAAGTCGGATGCAACTGAAGATAATTCAACAGAAAAGGCTGCAAAGCCAACTGATGCTGAAGAGTCTGCTGCTCATGAAGGAACTGAATCAACATCAGTTGAATCAGAAGAAGACAAGAAGAAGCCAATGGCTCCTAAGTCAGATGAA